CTGGATGTTCAATGCGTTTCATCATAACTATATTGCTTATCCAAGCCAGCCCTTGCAACACAATTTCAATGTGAAAAATGAAAAATGGTTCCACAAAAGATTAGATGATCTTGATCGGATCAAGCAGTTAATAGCACAAATAGATCTGGATCTTTGGATCTGGCCGCCCAAAACCACATTGGCACAATGGGCTCAGAATCAAGGATTGGAATTTGAAGCTGGAGGACATCCTGCTATGTCGGCACAGTCGATGATCGCTAATTTTATAATGAGTCGTATCAATGAGTAAAGTTTATATAGATCCGCCCGATCGTGCCAAGATAGTATACGAAATAGAAGAACCCGATGGCGGTTGGCGTAGGATATTCACTGATGAAGATCGACGCAAGTTACGACCCATAGCAGAAACTCTGGCCATGATGGATGGCAATGCGTTCTTTGGTATCGACCCTGATCATTATGAGAGTTATCTCACCGAAGCTGATGCTGTATATCGCAACAACGGTGGTGATGATGGATGGGCGTCAACAGCAAGCTGGATACAGGATTTTAAGATAATACAAGAAGATACCACGCTGAAGGACGCTTACGATAAATTACAAGTATTACTGGAACTCAAAAGGAAAGAAAATGGGAATATTTGATCTGTTTAAAAGAAAAGAAAAAGTCGGCAAAACAGTGGATTCTAACGAAAAAGTTAGTGAAGGTATAAAAAAGTCTACGGAACTGCCAAAAGGTAAGAAAAAGTCTGACAAGGATATTGCTACAGAAAAGGGCGAGCCTTACATCGCCATACTCAGCATGGATGTTAATCCCAACGACATCAACTCGGGTGCGTTTGAATTTGATTGGAATGACAAGTTTATTTCCAATTTATCACGTGCAGGGTATCAAGGAAAAACTGATGCTGACTTAGTGGATCAATGGTTTCAAGCAGTATGTCGTAATGTTGTGTTAGAAACCTTTGAACAATACGAAGCCATGAACAACGACAGTCGATACATGCAAAGTAGAGATCTTGGAGATGGTAGGAGAGAAGTGGGATGAAATATGATTGTTTGCTAGTCAATGGCGACAGTTACACTGAGCCGACTGACACGCTAGTTTGGGCTGATCATCTTGGCTTGGAACTTGGTGTACCTGTTGTAAATTTAGCAATACGGGGAAGCAATAACAAACGTATCTTAAGAAGCACTATTGAATATTTAGAATCAGATCATATGCTTGGAAAAAGTCCATTGGTAGTCATTGGGTGGTCGTTTCTAAGAAGATTAGAAGTTTGGTACTACGGAGATAAAAAAGAATTATTAGATAGAGCGCCTGACAATCAAGATAGAGGGCCCGACGCCCGGTTGAGATTTATTACCTTGGATTGGTTATTAGACTCCAAGGAAGCCACAGACTATCACAAGAATTTAATTATCAATTCCCCCAACGAACTACACAAGATGATCGTGGACTTTTATACAGATTTGTTTTTGATGACCCGATACTTGAAATCTAGAGCAATAAATTATTTCTTTTTTAGTTCCGGTATACAAGAAGAATTAAATCCCTATTGGTTTATGCCGGCTACAGATTTACATCTTTGTTACAGTGTGCTCAATGATCCAGCAATTATAAATTTTTCAGATTTTTCTTTGGCTAAGTGGTCCAAAGAAAATGATCCAAACTGCCGAGAAGTTACACATCATTTAAGTCCTGAAGGACATAAAAAATTCAGTTATTTTTTGAAAGAATCAATACATGATATTCAATCACATTCGTAAACTCAAAGAAGATGGCAAGAAGATTGGCATCACATTTTCAACATTTGATATGTTGCATGCTGGTCATATTGCCATGTTGGCCGAAGCTAGAAATCACTGTGATTATCTAATTTGTGGTTTACAAACTGATCCAACTATAGATCGTCCTGACACAAAAAATCGTCCTGTGCAAAGCATTGTGGAACGACAAATACAGTTGGCGGCCTGTAGGTATGTTGACGAAGTTGTTGTTTATCAAACTGAACAAGATCTAGTGGATTTGTTGTTGATCCTACCGTTGGATGTTCGTGTACTAGGTGTGGAGTATGAACACAAGGATTTTTCTGGCAAAGCAGAATGTCATCAACGAAATATTGAAATTATATTCAATGGTCGTGATCATTCTTTTAGTTCCAGCAGTCTACGCAAACGTGTAGCCGAGGCCGAAACTATGAAAGTACTCACGCAATCATGATATTATATGTCAACGGTGATAGCCATACCGCGGCTGCAGAAGCTGTGAATGCTCACGCCTTTGCCGAAGATGACAGTGCATTGAGATATCTAGGCAGACTGCCACATCCAGATAATCTAGCAGTGAGTTGGGGACGAATCTTGGCTGACTCTGCCAAGGCTATTTTTAAGTGCGAAGCAGAAAGTGCCAGCTCAAACGATCGCATTTTACGAACTGCTCGTGCCTGGGTTGACAACAATCAACAGGATTGGTATCGCACATTGATGATAATTCAATGGTCCACTTGGGAGCGTGAAGAGTGGTTGCACGAAGGCACTTATTATCAAGTCAATGCCAGTGGGCAAGATCAAGTGCCTCAGTCACTGCAAGAGAAATATCGCAACTATATTCTTGGCGTAGATTGGCAGACTCGAACTCAAGACGCTCATGCTAAGATTTGGGCATTTCACCAAGAACTGACAGAAAAGAAAATACCGCATGTGTTCTTCAATGGCAACAATGATTTTTCTTCAATTACAAAAAGAAAAGAATGGGGCGCTAGTTATATTGGACCCTACGATCCTGCCCAGACTTTTCATGCCATCTTAACCAAAAATGAACACAAAACAGTAGCACCCAATTCCTATCATTTTGGCAAGACAGCTCATAGCTTTTGGGCACGTTTTATGTTACAATATTGTATCAACAACAAATTTCTGTGAGCTCTATGCGCTATTTACTGATCGATACTGCCAATATGTTTTTCCGAGCTCGTCACGTGGCATTCCGTGCTGAGGATCCTTGGGAAAAAGTGGGCTATGCCTTGCACATCACACTCAGTGCTGTAAACAAAGTATTCAACAAGTTTCAAGCAGATCATGTGGTGTTTGCCTTGGAAGGTCGTAGCTGGCGCAAAGATCATTATGCTCCCTACAAAAAGAATCGTTCAGACGCTCGTGCGGCTCTTACCGAACGTGAGCAAGAGGAAGACAAGTTGTTTTGGGAAACCTTTGACATGTTCAAAGAATACTTGGAAACACGTACCAACTGTAGCGTGATACGTGAACCCAACGCCGAAGCCGACGATGTTATTGCTCGCTGGATTGCACTGCATCCGCAGGATGAACACTATATCATTTCCAGCGACACAGACTTTGTGCAACTGTTGGCAGAAAATGTACATCAGTACAATGGTATCACAGATGAACTGTTAACCACCACAGGTATTTTTGATGCCCGGGGCAAAGCAGTGATTGACAAGAAAACCAAAGAGCCCAAGACCATACCCAATCCTGAATGGCTGTTGTTTGAAAAATGCATGCGTGGCGACACGTCAGACAATGTGTTTTCAGCATATCCTGGTGTGCGTACCAAGGGCACAAAGAACAAAGTAGGCTTGCAAGAAGCCTTTGCAGATCGCGGTGCTCGCGGCTACAGTTGGAACAATTTGATGTTACAGCGTTGGACTGATCACAATGGAGATGAACATCGTGTGCTGGACGATTATAATCGTAATCGCAGTTTAATCGACTTGAATGCACAGCCCGACGCAGTAAAAGCGGCAGTAGACACCGCAATCATGCAACAAATCAGTCACAAAGATATTGGGCAAGTAGGCAGTCATTTCATGAAATTTTGCGGTAAATACGAGTTGAATCGCGCCAGTGAAAATGCCGAACAGTTTGGACGTTGGCTCAATAAAACATATCAAGGAGTGTTGAACAAATGATTCTAGCAAAACCAGTGATAGCAAACAAATATTGGATTCTCAAAGAGAATGATCAAAAGATTGGCACAGTAGAAGCCAGCACCGAAGGCTTTACTGTGCGCATGTACAACGATGCTGTGGAATTTAAAACCATCCGCACCATAAAAAATCGTACAAAAATTACCTTTGAAGATCCACCTGCCAAGCGCAAAGCAAACAAAGACCATGTGGTCAATGGTTTTGCCACAGATTCCATGCCTTACAATGCTATCTATGACGTGCAACGTCGACTGCCTATCTACACCAAGCAAAGAAAATCCAAAAGCTGGTTCGCCGCAGGGTGGTATCAGGTCAATGCCAATGGTCATTGGACCACAGAATTTTGTCCCAAATTGATCCTGTTACAACGCTACGAATACCGTGGTCCTGTACATTCAGCTGATGCGTTTACGTTCCAGTAATGAGTGGACTTTACATCAAGAAATTCATTGATCGCCTGCAACATTTTGAAAGCCGGGGTACTAAAGACTTTAGTTGCCCCCTGAGTGAAGCCAAAATGCTACACAGTGAAATAACCAAATTGTTGTTGGATCTTGAGCAGTTGCGTACCCAACCTCAACCACAGCCTGAAGTTGTCACTGTGGAAATGCATGGAGGTTCTTTTTAATCTACCCAGTTAATCATAAATAAACTGGAGAGATTATTATGAGCCGACCAAAACCCAAAGTTCTAGTAGAACTTACAAACAAATCAACTTACAAGACTGAACAAGTATTGGCGTCGGAAGGTATCTGGGCAGTGTTCTTTGACGACAAGCCCATCAATCTAAAGACCTCCAACTATCTGGTGCAATACCCTGGACCCAAGTATAAAAAAGTATCATTTTCGAATCCTGGTCATGCTATCAATCTAGCCAAGAAACTCAACCAACAGTTCAAGAGCGACAAGTTCACTGTGGTGCTATTGAAATCGGGAGATAGGATCTATCCCGATGGCAAACAATAAAAAAGAAATAACAAAAACGCTGTTGGAGTTATTGACTGACTCTACTGATGTCGATCAAGCCATGACTACATGGTACATGAACATACGACCTCAAGGTGGTCTGCGACTCACTGCCATTGGTTACACAGTTTTGAAAACACTGAATCTTGAATCTTGGACTGTGCCACTGCCCGAAGGCAAGCGTGGATTGAACAAAAGATTATTGCTGGATCTTGATCACAAACTGCAATGGCCTTATTACATTGATGTCAAGAAAAAACAGTTGATAATGTTTTCCAGTCGTGAAGCCATGATGGCCACACTGTATGGCGACTTAAAAACCTTTCTCAAACAGCTTCCGTAATTGACCTTCGGCCAGGGCACGAATGCTGTCAGCGTAGCCACCCATAAGCCATTCAAAGTTGGCGTTGATTTTTTCCTGCAGTTGATCACAGTCAGTAAGATTTCTTAAAACACCAATGTTCTTTTCTATAGCTGAATACAGTCTTGTGGACCTGGGTTCACCGTCGTAGCTGAGATCAAACAC